GCGAGTATCGTTTACGTCAACACACCGCCGTCGTAGTAAGACCGTACAGAAGTTGATTACTTTAGATGCTCATTCTTGTCAGAACCATATTTGGTGACATAGAGGCAATTGCCTTTTTGTTGCTAGTTTGTGTGGTTTCTGTCATATCTCCCTTTGTGGTTCAAGCTATTTATTCATGGTTCATGAGGAATCATGTCCCAGAGAGTGCCAAGCGCCATATTGAGGAGACTATCGGATATACCGATGGAAGTGAGGAGACTGTACAAGAAGCCCTGTTGGCTGATTATCCAAACAGGTGTAACCGTATTCGAAAGATTGCGGCGCTTGCAGCTCTTGCGTGCCGTGCTAAGTTTGGATTCAAGTCTCGTACTGAATCCAATGAGATGGTCGCAAGAAAGTGGATCCACGACCATGTCTCATCGTTAAAAGACATGCGCCGTGCTGATATTCCAATGATCATGCCTTTTGCTATTGAGCTTTGCTTTATCCCATCTAAAGCTGAGCTTGAGGCGAAGGCTATGTGGCAAACTGCTGTTGCTCGCAACCGCGTTGCTGCACTTGAGGCTACTTTCTGGGACTGGGGTGTCGGGTTATTCCGAGGCTCCAGGACAGTTAGTGGCTAGGGGTGCCCACGTTTCGTGTCAGGGGTGGATTGTGCTATTAGTAGCGCACCCGACCACCCCAGTTTGGTGACACGTAAAATTGAGGGTACACCAAAGCGGAGGAAGTTTTTAGTCGTCGATGGGGTCGCTCCCCCATTGGATTTCTCCGTTTATAATGACGACATTAATGCCTTGGAGCGTGCCGTTAAGGAACGAGTGTTTTTCGTTAAGGATCATACTGGTGCCTTTTGTGAGCCGCCAAGGCCTGTTGATAAGGAATTCTTCTTTAGGCGCCTTCAAGTGTTTACGGAGCGTTTGTCTGTTCACCTGCCCTCGACCGTCCCTATTACTCGACAACAATTTGTTGAGACTTATTCGGGCCGCAAGCGAGTGAACTATCAAAAAGCTCTGGAAAGCTTGGATGTAATCCCATTGCGTCCTAAAGATTCTTATATTAAGACCTTTTTGAAGTTTGAGAAAACTAACTTCACTAATAAGGATCCTGTTCCACGTGTGATCTCTCCTCGAGATCCGCGATTCAACATAGAGATTGGCAGATATATAAGGCCAATCGAGGAGCGAATTTTTAAAAGTATCGGTAAAGTTATGGGACGTGATACTGTTATGAAAGGAATGAATGCGGTCCAAGTTGCTTCCTCTATTACACGTAAGTGGAATGAGTTTAAGAAGCCTGTTGCTGTCGGTATGGATGCATCTCGGTTTGACCAGCATGTCTCGAAAGAGGCATTGGCATGGGAACACTCAATTTATGGCCGTTGTTTTTGGCAACAAAAACATCGGTCTCGACTTCATAGTCTTACACGTCAACAGCTATCCAATAAATGTTTTGGAAGGGTTGGTGACGGTGAAGTCGAATTTGTAACTGATGGAGTTCGGGCAAGTGGGGATATGAACACTAGTTTGGGTGCATGTTTAATTATGTGTGCTATGGTGTTTTCTTATTCCCATGAGCTATCCATCAAGATTGAGTTGGTTAACAACGGAGATGATTGTGTAGTTATCATGGAGTCTGGTGATTATAGTCGATTTGCTAGTCACGCTCCAAAGTGGTTTAAAGAGATGGGCTTTACGATGGTTATCGAAGAGCCTGTTTACACTTTGGAACAGATCTCCTTTTGTCAGACCCAACCCGTTTTTGTCGGGCCTGGGGCTTTTGACTACATAATGGTGCGTGACCCTCGAGTTGCTATCTCAAAGGATGCGACTTGTATGCACCCATATTACCGTCCAGTTGAATTCTTGGGCTGGATTAAGGCTGTAGGTACTGGGGGTATGTCCCTAGCTGGCTCTTTGCCAGTTTGGGATAGCTTTTACGATATGTACTTGCGGTCTTCCGTCGGGCACAATGCCCATCACCTTAGTAATGTTTGGGGATGGGGTGTCCGTAAGATGGCTAGTGGTTGCTCTCGTGTGCATGGCACACCGAGTGAACAATCGCGGGCATCTTTTTATTGGGCTTTCGGTATCTCTCCAGAGGAACAGTTGAGTATCGAAAAAGTCTATAGCGCACGCTTAGTGTCTGGTTTTAACGATCCAAACACTGAGAGGTGGCTAACACTTCCTTTCTAACAGTATCATGAACGTCGCACCAGACGTATAAAGGGTGGGGTGGTTGCTAACCATTGGGTTGTGTGTTGTAATTGCCCAAAACGTTGGGATCATGGTAGGAGTCTTAATTGGCCACCGCCCAATCTGTCCCGTAAATATTTACGTACCCGTTCGATATGTTTTCATGGTAGGGCCACTTTGTGGTACCGCCCAATCTGAAACATGTTTAATTACTAAGCTTAATCGCGGAATGTCGAACGACTGCACGGGCTTCCATTTTGGTTTTCCACGATGAACAGTCTCTTGTGGCGAGGGATCCAATACATGCCACCAAAAAGAAAAATCCGTACGGCTAAGAAGCCGAAAAACAAAAATCAAAATCAAAATCAACCTAAAAATACATCTAGTCGTGAATTAGCTGAGGTGACTCGTCTTCTTCGCAATCTTAGTACACCTAAAAACCAAGTTACTGATCTTGGTCGAATGTTGCTATCTGGCGGTAATACTGTCAGTTCAATGTTCGGTTTTCCGAAAATCTTTGGGTCAGGAGAATATTTTATGCAAAACTCTTGTTGGAACGCTCAACAACAGGTCCCCATTATGCATTCTGCTAATGAGGCTGTTGTTCTGCGTCATCGTGAGTATATTGCTGATGTTTCTGTTAATGGTCCTGCTTTTAACCTCACCACCTATAATATCAACCCTGGTTTGTTTCAATCTTTTCCTTATCTTTCTGCTGTTGCTAGTTGTTTCCAACAGTATAGATTTAAAGGTCTTGTATTTGAATTTAAGACCACTAGTGCCACTGCTCTTGCTAGTGGTACTAATACTGCCTTGGGTTCTGTCATGCTTGCTGTTCAATATCGTTCTGATGCTGCTCCTTTCACTAATAAGACACAGCTCCTCAATGAGATGTGGTCAGTTGATGCTGTCCCTTCTTCTAATGTTGTCTTACCTGTTGAGTGTGCTCCAGCTGAAACTGTGCTTACCCATCAGTACATACGTACTGGTGGAATTGGTACTGGTGATGTCAAGATGTTTGATCTTGGTGTCCTCTCTGTTGCGACTTTTGGAGCTCAAACTGGTCAAACGAATGTTGTTGGTGAATTGTGGGTTTCCTACGAAGTAGAGTTGCTCAAACCCCAGTTATCTTTAGCTGAGGCTGGGTCGCTTTTCTTCGCTTCGACTAGTACCACTTTTACCAGTTCATCACCAATGGGTGGTTTTTCTGCAGGTGCTTATGCAGGCAACACTCTTCAGGGTATTACTATTACTGGTAATTCCATTAGTTTTAGTACCCTGAATGGCCCTGGTTACTATCAAATTCAAGTTACTTGGGCTGGTTCCAACACAACCACTACAGCTCCTAGTGTTACTGCGTCTGGTGGCTTGAGTGTGCCTTCTGCTGTCACACCATATAACAGCGTTATTTTTACTCCCAATGGTAGTGCTACTGCTCAATTTTTCATGGACGTTTTTGTCTTCTGTAATACTTTGGGTGGCACATTGACTTTTGGTTCTTCTGGAACCATTCCTACCACTGGTCAGAGTTATCTTTTTATTCAACCTGTCTCCTCCTCCCTACCATTTGTTTAAGGATTTATTACCGATGCTGACCTGCCAAAAGTCGTTAAACTGGGTAGTGATGCGTCTTACGTATCTAGTGGGTGCTCAAAATCCGCGTATTTGCC